AGAACACCTTCGTCATCTCCAAGACGTCCAACGTCGGCATCGGGACGACCAACCCAGTGAAACCCCTTCACGTCGTGGGAAACGCGTGGATCACCAACGACACCTCCATCGGAGGGATTGTGATACAAGGAGATGGTTTAACCACGACAAGTTCATATCTATCTGACACATCACCAGGATTTACCACAGACGGATTTATTTATTCAAACGCGGTCGTAAATTCTAGACAAACTGGTGACAAACCTGCTGCAATCGTTTTTGGAAATGGCAATATATATGGAAGTAATCAGATTTCACTCGTGATTAGAGGTGAAAAATATTTGTATGCAAACGACGATGGGGTCGAAATTTCAAATCTCACAGCTACCAATTATATAACTGTCCCTGAATCAGGGACATCAACTGCGTCGATAACAATTTTGCCACGGACAAGTAATAGTTCTAGTGCGATAGAGATTTATCAAAATGGTACGCCGGCAGTTCGCACATCAAGACTCCAATACAATGGTGACGCGGACTTCAGAACGATTACAGTTTCAAACATTGAAGGTGGTTCGCCGCTGACCATCAACGTCGGCACGGACACCGTAACCGTCCTGTCGAACATGAACATGGCGGATGGAACTATTTTGTCCGCGACCACGATACAATGCGCCACACTTACCACTGAACCTGGTGTCAATTCAAATTTATTAGCTTCAAACATTGTTGCTTCAAATCTCGTTCAGGGATCTATTGTGTCTGCGACCGGATCTATTACAGCAGACTCCTTGACCGCTACAAGTGGTAATTTCACGGGAACACTTAGTGCTGCTACAATAGTCAATACCGAACTTCAACAAGCCTCCACGGATATTAATGCTCTCGAAACCAAGACGACGGACATCTCCTACGCTGGTGGGACTACCACGATCGCAAATACCCTCAGTGCTGGAACCATTATCAACCCTGAACTTCAAGCGGCATCTGCGGATGTTGATGCTCTGGAAACCAAGACGCAGAACATCACGAGCAGTGGTGCGAATCAAACCACGATTTCAGGAACACTTAGTGCTGCTACAATAGTCAATACCGAACTTCAACAAGCCTCCACGGATATTGATGCTCTGGAAACCAAGACCTCACAAATCTCCTACGCTGGTGGGACTACCACGATCGCAAATAAGACCGCAGTGTATATGGACTTTTTGAAACTCGCCAATTTGGAGACAAATAATTTACCACCATCGAGCACTGACTATGTGAATCTGGGGTGGGATAGGAACATTGGGACGCAAGGAGAACGACCAGCCTTCTTCTATCAAGATCCCGATCCTGGTGGTGGGATCGCTTATTTGATAGACACACAGAACGCAGGGTATTTAGACGGCTATTCGTTCCCGACCAGCGTGATCCCCAACCTCGATGCTTCTAAGATTAACTCTGGAACTTTGGCGACCGATCGTATCCCATTAACCCTCAATAATGGGACAACAGTAGCGGGATCTTTGAGCATCAGTACCGGTGTGATCATCACATCCTCGGGGAAAGTTGCGATTGTGAATACTGCCCCATCCAGTCAAGGGGCCGAAGCTATTGCGATAGGTTATCTCGCCGGGCAGAATCAAGGGGCCGAAGCTATTGCGATTGGGAGTACAGCCGGACGAACCAGTCAAGCGCTTGAAGCTATTGCGATAGGGTCAGGGGCGGGTTCGTCGAGTCAAGCGACCGAAGCTATTGCGATTGGGACATTAGCCGCGCAGTCGTCCCAAGGGGCGGAATCTATTGCAATTGGGAATCTCGCCGGACGAAGCTTTCAACACGCTAACTCAATAGTATTGAACAGTTCCGGAGCCAATTTAAATACGGCCGCGGGAAGTTCTTGTTACATAAGATCAATTCGCCCCGCAGCGAATAGTCAATACTTGAAATATAGTACTAGCTCATGGGAAGTGACGTACGACTCAACATCCGACAGGCGCATGAAGCGGAACATTCAACTTGCGTCCACTTCTGCGGTCGACGAGATATCAAAATTGAAAGTATATACGTTTGAGCAAAAGGACTATGATATTCATCCAGAGAACGCCGAAACCGTATGGACACCCAGTGTCGGTCTCATTTCACAGGAAGTATACAAGAATGCACCTTCGATGAGACATGCGATTCACATTCCCAAAGATGCGGGCGACATCGATTCATTTGTTCCTCCAGAAGATCCAAATGACCCTACGGTCGATTGGAGTGTCTGGGGAACGGAAGTAGCTTCTTTAGATTACATGGAATTGGTGCCTCACGCTATGAAGGCAATCCAGGAACTCAATAAAGAGATTATTAATTTAAAAACTAGAATCACTGAATTGGAAAATGCGAGTGCTTCTGGTTAGTAACGCGTCCCCGTTTGAAAAAGTTTACAAGGGTGAACTAACTACAACGAGTAAAGTCCGAAATGTCATATGAAACTGTAGCAAGGAAAATCACAGATCATCTTGAAAGTCTGTAAGACCCTCCTTGAACTTTGCATAGATTAGATCGTAAATATTTCCAGTCGGAGCTTCATCATATTTCAACATAATAGGTTTGGTTTCGATACATGCTTTTTTATTTAGATATGACTCTTTTGAAACATAGATGTTAAAATTTGCACTTACATCGTATTCAGCTTTGTCGTATTCCTCTAGCTGAGGAGGAGTGTCATTGTTGTAGCGCAAAACTTTCCTCTCCACAATTTTGTATATGTTTAAAGATTTATTGTCTAGACGTGCGTAGTAACTATTGACACTCATGTCGTTGTTAAGATAATAAGGCTCATTCACGGTAATTCCCATATTTGTAATATTGTGTGATTTTAATTTAAACCAAAACGCGCAAAAAAATGTCACTGGTGCAGTGACCCACGTCAGTAGAGTGAATAAATCTTTCCTAGTCAACTAGTAAAAACGTAAATGACTTGGGTTTTGTGATGGAGCGTGCAAAGAAAATTCACGAAAAAACTTCCTAATCAATTATTAGAAAACCGACATGGCATCGGATCCAACCCATGCGCTCGAGGTATACGGGCAAGTATTCGTCGAAGGCACGGAAGGGGGCAGGCGGAGTCAGCAGGTCCCTTTTGAAATATATAGTGACTACACAAAAGATAAAACGGACAATAATTTTGAAACACAATTAAAATTGTCTTCGAAATCAGTGTCTGGTGCAGAAACATCCATAAGCATGCAGATGGATTATCAAGATGGCAAAACATTTTACATGTCTCGAAATGGGGCCAGAGATTTTGGTCTGGACAGCGACAGAAATGCATCTTTCAACGGTGAGACGGATTTCGGTGTTTCCAATATTTATTCTGCAAATTCGGATATATCAAAATACATTGGTAAAATTATAAATTTAAATGGGAGTACCGTCACGATTGAACAATTTGTTGCTGGTGTGAATAGATCATTTATAATTGATACAAACGGTCGTCTTTATGGTGCCGGTGACAATGAATATGGACAATTGGGACTTGGTTTTAATTCTTCAATTGTTCAAACTTATACATATTGTCCACTTGATTCAATTGCAAATTCTAAAGTGGTCAAGGTTTCAAGTAGTATTGTAAACACTGTAATAATTAGTGAGGACGGAAGCGTATGGACAACTGGCGGAAATCGTTATGGTCAACTTGGGAATGGAACAGATGATGGAATCAACGCAGTTAATGCAATCAACACATTTACTGCAGCAGTGGGTGCTGGTACGTCAGGTGTGATTGATGTTTCTACTGGGCCAGAATGGGCAATTATTCTCAAAGATGATGGAAGTGTATGGGGATGTGGAGTAAGTAATTACGGTCAACTCGGACTTGGGTCATATCGTGTTTGTTCGACATATACTGCCGCAGTGGGTGCAGGTACGTCTGGGGTTACGCAAATTTCTGCTGGGCCACTTTATACAATGATTCTCAAAGATGATGGAAGTGTATGGGGAAGTGGATACAATCGTGGACAACTTGGTTTTGCGTCACCGTCAGAAGTAAACACATTCACCGCCGCGGTGGGTGCAGGTACGTCTGGGGTTACGCAAGTTTCTGCCGGTGCCAATCATACAATGATTCTCAAAAATAACGGAAGTGTATGGGGTTGTGGTAATAATTCGTTTGGTGAGCTTGGTTTAGGTAATCAGAGTGGAATTATAAACACATTTTCCGCCTCAATTGGTGCCGGGGCATCCGATGTGACGAAGGTTTCTGCTGGGTCAGGTCATACAATGATTCTCAAAGATGATGGAAGTGTATGGGGATGTGGTAGTAATGGTTTCGGAGAACTTGGTTTAGGTTATGGTAATGACAATATAGTAACCTCATTTACTGCTGCGGTGGGTGCAGGTACGTCTGGTGTAATTGATATCACAACATCTAATTATAATACTAGATTTTCAGGAATTCTAAAAGATAACAAAATTTACGGTGCCGGATATCCTCCTTGTGTTGGTTATGCGGGTGGTGGGAGTTACACATCTTTTACGGACCCGAATAATTATGAATTAGTGGATAATTCTGAAATTTTAATTAATAGTGGAACTAATTCTATGACATTCGAGTCAAATGTTAATATTATATCTACGTCAGGTATAGGTCCAAATGGAAAAGTTTCGGTTGAATATAGTTCGTCAGGAAAGGCATATTTAAATTTAAATAAAGTCCAAGATTTATTTACTGATGAGAATTACAATGTATTTTTTTCAAATAAAAAACTACAGTTTATTGATGGAATAATGTCAATAAATTCCGGAGCCACCGTATCTACATCTGGAGGTTACTCACCATTCACGGGAATGCACTATGGAATTTCAACAAGTTCGGTTGAATCTGGAATGATTGTATCTATAAATTCAGAAATAAAACCAAAAATAAATTCAATAAATGAAGTAATTCCTCATGTTAAAAAAAGTGATCTGGACAATGATCCCAACGTATATGGCGTGTCTACGGGCGGGTCATATTTTAATGCTGTGGGCGAAGGTGGTATTTGGGTATGTGATATAGGAGGTACATTATCATCTGGAGATTACATCTCTTCTTCATCACTATCGGGATATGGGAAAAGACAGGATTCTGAATTTATGACAAATTACACAGTAGGAAAAATTTTAGGAAATTGTAATTTTACGGGAGATAATATAAGATATCTTTCAGTAACGGATGATAATTCGTTAACTATAATTGACAGATCACAATATCTGACCGAAACGGATTCTGTATACAGAGCGAAAATGGTGGGGTGCACGTATCATTGTGGATAATAAATTTCTCATTAATATTTAGTATGTCATATTTAGGCATTGGTAATGAAACACCAAATCATCCCGTTGAAATTAATGGAGATCTTTTCATTAGCAATGTTTCCATTCCCTTTGAAATATATAGTGACTATACAGGTGAGGGTTCTCTTACTGATTCTAGACAAATTAGACTACGCGTAACGCCATCGGAAACAATTACTTCTAATTCTCATATCGACATGGGAATTGATAATACCACATCTGACTTTTTTATAAGTAATCCTGTCTTCGATAGTACAATTTCTGGAAACAAAAATTCATTTAAAATAAATTCACAAGGTGACGTTACTTTTCTAAGTTCAAACGTAACGTGCGAAAATAACATATCATCAGAACAAATATATTTGCACACTTTATCAATAGATTTAGTCAAAAATGATATAGATTTATTGGGAAATAAAATAAAAATAAATGGAACACTTTCAGCTGAAGCGACTGCTGTAATACCAGCTGATATAAAAGCTAATTATTTAGGCAGTGCAATGTTGTCTACATATGGTGATATATATGCAACTGGTTTTTTGGTTAATAATCCTTCAACATTCACAAAAGTTGTCCCAGCCTCGGAAGATGACAAATTTGTTAAAATAGCTAAAAGTGCAAAAAGTATATTTGCCATAAAAACAGACGGAACATTATGGGGCATGACGACTATTAACCAAGCTTCGCATTTAGGTATTGGAACATCTATTAACCCATATTTTGGTCAGCTTGTACAATGTTCAACTACATATTCAATGCCTATAACTAATGTAGTAGATGTAAGAGTTGGTAATGATACAGTTACATTAGAAGATTATACTATAGTATTGAAAGATGATGGTAGCGTTTGGGGTTGTGGACCCAATGATGATGGTCAGTTTGGGAACGATACAACATCAATTACATACTTTTTTACTCCATCTATAGGAGCTGGATCGGAAAACGTTTCAAACATAACTACACAAAACGCTAGTACAATGATAATAAAAAACGATGGAAGTGTTTGGGGAACTGGGCGGAATAATAATGGTGAATTGGGTATTGGTGATTCGAACGGCAGAACAACTTTTACACAAGCATTAGAATCCGGTTCTATTCCTGTGAGCAATGCACAACAAATTGAGCTTACCTGGTCAAATTCCTTTTTATTAAAAACTAATAATAATTTATATTATACATCTTCAAATGAATTTACACAAATGAGCGGAACCACAAGTACAAACGTTTCTTCTATTGTACCAAGTACTAGTCGTACTCAATTAGGAATAATACGAAATGGCGCGGTATACCTTTTAGAATCTGGTTATGCTACCTGGTTTGCACTACCTGGCGAAGGTAGTTCTGATGTTGAACTCGCGAGTATCGATGGATTATACCCCTATGACTACTCTGTATCTGTTATGATTATAAAAAACGATATTTTATTTGGTTGGGGGTTACAGTCAAACTATAATATGGGTATAACAGCATTAGGTCCTGGTACAAATAGCACAAGTGTATTTTTAGATGTACCGTTGGATACACCTGAAACCAGAACTAACATAAATCTTTCAGTGACAGATGTAAACTATGGCACAAAAATATATCCAGGTATTACAATAGGTGATCAAATATTGAGAAGTTCTGGTTACGGAATATTTCTAGGTGACAACCAAAACTATGTATCTTTAGATAGTAGCGGCGTATTAGAAGCAGATGCTTTTATTTCATTCACTGGCGCACACATAGGTAATAAATCCAATTATATAGAACCTGGAATGATAGTCTCGGTGGATCCTTCGATAAAACTTTGTATCAATTCAGTAAACAGTGTAGTACCTTATATAAAAAAAAGTAATATAAACAACGATGAAAATGTATGTGGTGTATGTAGCGATGAATTATATTTTAACGGAGTAGGTGAAGGAGCCGTGTGGGTATGTGATGCGGGAGGTGCATTTTCTTCAGGAGATTATATTACTTCCTGTTATATTTCAGGTTATGGTAAAAAACAAGAGGATATATACATGCAAAATTATACTGTGGGCAAAATTTTAGAAAATTGTGACTTTACTGGAAGTGGTGTTAGGTATCTTTCAATATCAGACGATAATTCTGTGACAATAATAGATGAATCTCAATATCTTGCAGAAACAAGGTCCGTATACAAAGCACAACTCGTGGCATGTACGTACCACTGTGGATAATAAAATGTTTTTGAATTTTAGTAATGTCATACATTGGAATAGGTACTAATAAACCTAACCATTCACTTGAAATAGAAGGAAATATGTTAGTAAGTAACATTGAATTGGGAACAACAAGTCAAGGAGTTCCATTTGAAATATATAGTAACTATTCCAATAAAGGATTTCTTACAAATTCAAGACAACTTAGACTTCGCGCAAACCCACGATTTACACCCGATGACACGTCCCATGTCAATATGGGCATAGATAATGTCACTGGAAATACATTTATTATAAATGAACCTGTATTTAATAGTGTAATTTCCGGAAACAGAACATTCCAAATTGACAATCAAGGTTCTACCACTTTATTATTGAACAACGTAAATGCAATAATTACTACCACAGACATGCTTAAAATCACAAATGGGTTAGATATACCAAGTATTGGTAATTACATTCAAGTACTTGATAAAAATAATGTTAAAAAAAATATAAAAATAGATAAATTATCCAGTTTGAATAATTCAACATTAATATTAAGTGACGAGGGTGCGGTATATGGTGCGGGAAGTAATTTTGCTGGTCAATTGGGGTTAGGATATGAGAGCACAATTGAACCAATATTTAAAGCATGCATAGGAAAGGCATCTTCAAATGTAACTCAGATATCACAAGGGTTTTTTCATAGTATGATTATAAGGGACGATTCAAGTTTATGGGCAACGGGAAAGAATGCTACATATCAATTCGGGAATGGAACAACATTGTCTTATAGTTCATTTATATCTATAACAGATAATGTAGCGCAAGTAAGAGCTTCGGATCTTTATACAATGATAATAAAAAATGACGGAAGTGTATGGGGTGCTGGAGATAATCAGGCCGGACAACTTGGAATTGGGTTTGCGAGTTCATATGTGACAACGTTCACAAAGGCTCTTGGTGCAGTATCAAGCGGAGTTGTTGACATTTCTGTCGGATGGCTTGACATCGGGTTCGACAGTAGACATTCTGCAATAGTAAAAGATGATGGGACTGTATGGTGTTGTGGAGTAAATAATTACAATCAATTGGGTATTGGATATTTACCGATTGTCACAACTTTTACGCAGGCATTGGAAACTGGTTCTATTACAGTCAGTAATGCAAAACGTGTTTCTGTGGGGACAACTTTTACACTAATTTTAAAAAATGACGGAAGTGTTTGGGGAACTGGAGATAATTATTCGGCTTACGGCGGCGAACAGGTTTACGGGAGAATATTCCATCCTGCGGTAGGAGCTGGAACTTCTGGTGTAGAAAAAATATTAGCAGGAAATGATTATTCCTTAATTTTAAAATCGGATGGCAGTGTTTGGGGAAGTGGTGTAAATAATGTTGGACAGTTAGGCCTTGGTACAATCACATACGTAGATACTTTTACACAGGCTTTGGGTCTATCATCAAATGTAATAGACATTTCAGCTACATTTTGGCCAGCGCAGGTTTTAGATAGCTACACAATTATTTTGAAAAACGATGGAAGTGTTTGGGGGAGTGGAAATAATTTTAGAGGTCAATTTGGTATTGGTTTATCACAAGTGACACAGACCACGACTATTTTTACCGAACTTGGATATTCACAAAATATAAGTATTGAAACAAGTAATGTTATATCTTCAAATTTTACTAAAGATTTTAATTTATATTATAAAGAATATAAAAATCAATCTCCTGATAATATACAAATTAAAGCACTAGCCGGAACGTTTAATTCTTATTTCCTCGTCGATCAAAACGACAGACTTTATGCCAGAGGCGTAAATCAGTATGGTAAACTTGGTCTAGGTGGTATTTTAACCGCAACTGATTGGATATATGTAACAGATAATATAAAACAAGTTTCCGCCGGACAAGCTCACTCTATGATTATAAAAAATAATGGAAGTGTATGGGGAACTGGTATAAACAATTTTGGTGAATTAGCAAACGTAAGTATACCTGCCTCTGGTGGGTCTTATACAAGTTCAGTAACTACGTTTACTGCGTGCACAGGTGCAGGTACATCTGGAGTTACGCAAGTGTCAGCTGGGAACAATATTACTATGATTGTTAAAGAGGATGGAAGTGTATGGGGTTCTGGATACAATAGTTATGGACAACTTGGTATTGGAACCACCTCGTCCCAAGTACTAACTTTCACAGCCGCGATAGGAGCCGGAACTTCCGATGTTTCAAATGTTTCATCTGGACATGTTTCTACACTAATATTGAAAAACGACGGGAGTGTTTGGGGAGCTGGTAGGAATGATTATGGAGAGCTTGGTATTGGAAATACAAGTGACAGAACTACATTCACGGCCGCGATAGGAGCCGGAACTTCCGGCGTTTCACAAATTTCATTGAATATAAATGGCAGTCCTTTTTGGTATCAGTTTTCATTAATTTTAAAAACAGATGGTAGCGTTTGGGGAAGTGGTGTAAATGATTTTGGACAGTTAGGAAACGGTACATTCGACAATGCTTTAACGTTCACTTCAATAGAACCGGCAAGGAATGACATAGTTAAAATACTGGCTGGAGGAGATAGTCACGCAACAATACAAAAAAATGATGGAACATTATTAGGTGCCGGAAAAAATTATTTTGACCCATATGCTACAACAGATGTATTCACGCCATTCATAAACACCAGTGTTATTAATTTTACAGACTACACCTACATATTATACTCGGATACCAATCACGATGTATTTCGGACAGTGCCTGGTTCTGGAATTATTTCGAACTATAATTTTAATCCTTATCAGTATAAAAATATACTTGCGATTTCTGATGGACTCATAAGTTTAAAAAATGACACCACAAGTGAAGGTTTGATAGGTCAAGATCAAGGAATAATGAAATTAGGCGTAGCCGTGGCGACACAATCAAGTAATACTTTTGTTACTATAAATAGTTCCGGAACCGTAAGCGCGACTTCATACATACCATTTACCGGAAAACACGGAGGATATATTTCCAAAACACCAGAAAAAGGCATGATTGTTTCAATAATTGATTCTATTGATCAAAATGTAATTGATATAAACAATGTCGAAACATGGGTAAAAGAAAGTCGCATTCACAAGGACCCAAATGTTTTTGGTGTGTCCGATGGCGAAAAATTATTCAATTCCATCGGCGAAGGTGCCATATGGGTTTGTGATGCCAACGGTCCTTTTACCAGTGGAGATTATATAGTTTCATCTACACTAACAGGATACGGAATCCGTCAAGACGGAACGCGCAAGGCGAATTACACCGTGGCAAAGATTCTTCAGGATTGCGTCTTCGAAGATCATAACACGCGATATCTTTCCATGTCCGAAGAAAACTCGTTGAGCACAATTTCCAAAGAACAGTATCTCACAGATACGGGTAATGTATACAAAGCATCCTTCGTGGGATGTACATATCATTGCGGTTAAAGAATTACTATTTTATTTTCAATTAAACGATATAGACGCACTTCAGTAAATGCACATCCTGTTGTCGAGTAATGGTACGCCATTTTTTGGTGCAAAGGGAGGTTATCCTAGTCAATTGAAGCACCTTATCAAGATGTTTAACGAGAGGGGTCACACCGTGACGATGATACTTTGGGGTCTATGTGGCGTAAAGCATGTTGGAGTACTGTCATTCAGGGACTTGGTGAACAACAACATTCTTCCAAACGAAACCCGCGACCCGTGGTCTCAAGGTCTTCTCGATAATCCCATGGTAAACTTTATTCTAGGGCCATATGAAAAATTTCCTTGTGCAATCAAAATTTCAGATATCAACGAATTCATCAAGAGGACCACCGCGGATGCTATTTTCTTCCTACAGGACATATTTTTACTGGAATCAAATACACCGGAAAATATTTCATGTCCATCCTATTTGTGGTTTCCGTTGCACTACGAGCCGATCGATATGCCTACCGTAGCGGCTCTAGGAAAGATCAAGCACATTATTTCACTGTGTCCGTCGACGCGCGAAAGAGTTCAGCGTCAGATGGGAAGGGACACCTACGTAGTTCCTCACGTGATTGAATTCAATACTCCCCTCCCTCCGACGGACACGAAATCTAAAATCAGAAAGGACTTTAATATCGATGAGACCAAGTACGTGATATGCACCTTAGCAGGAAACTACGAGCAGAGTGGGAGAAAATCACTGGACACGACACTGTTGGCATTCAAGGAGTTTCATGAAAAACATCCGGAATCATTGTTGTGGGTGCACGCGCCTACGCTCAATCACGCGCGAGTGTATGACGTCCCATTGCTAGTGAAGACGCTAGGAATACCAAACCACGCTATAAAATTTACAGAGAATACGCTGGACGAGACAACGCTTCAAAAAATGTACAAGTGCTCCGACATGTACTTGTGTGGTTCGTGTTCAGAGGGATTTGGAATTCCACAGCTCGAAGCGCAATACTATGGGTTGCCCGTGGTTACCACGAAATTTGGCGCCATGCACGACTATTGTTGGTATGGCGTGTCGGTGCCACCCATCCAGCGACACTTCAATCACATGCAAAGTGCTTGGTGGGTCAAGCCAAGTGTGATCGGAACTATTGAAGGAATGGAGAAGGTCTACAATGATGATCTGGAAACGACATCGGAATGGGTTCAGAGTGAAGTGAGATCCAAGATGAGCTACGATACTGTAAAGAATAAAATTCTCGAAATTATTGAGAAAAAATAAAGGTTTGTGATATTAGAATATGGTTCAGACTCCATTCAAAGCAGTGTTTACCAAACATACCAACTTCGTCACACAAAGTTTTGATACAATATCACAAAATATAAATTTTGGATCAAACAAAAGATTTTTGATACCACGTCACGGTGACTTTTTAACACGCATGTATCTTTTGCTAGACTACGAAAGTACAAAAAGCGCATCTGTAAATCAGGCACACGCCATGATTGATTACGTATCCTTGATAATTGGTGGGACGACCATTCAACAAGAATCCGGAGAAACGCTAAATCTTCGCCTGAATGTGAGTGAAGTGGAAGATAAAACATTTTCAATCGTACAACTTTATCGGATGTTGGGGGGAGGACCCGATTTCCCTTTCACCGATACGGTTCAGTATCCTAGAACATACCGTATGCAAATTCCACTTGATTTTTGGTTTCATGGGAAAATAAATCTAGCACTTCCACTTTTTGCACTAAGATACCAAGAAGTGGAAGTCGAAGTTGGAATCCGAGATTCCGAACGATGGGGCTGCGTAGATTCGGGTATTAAGAACATAAAGACAACTCTGCGAGTAGAATATGGTTATGTCCCCGAGGAAATTATGATTTCGCTATCTAAAAAACCGTTTATTTTACCTATTGAGCAATTTCAATACTATTCAAATAAATATACGAACGATAATGTAATTACAATCGAACCTACATTTATAAATCCTATAAAATCATTATTTTTAATTTTCAAAAATAAAGAAACGGAAGTGACTGCGCCATTTGATTATAGTCGTGAAATAGCCATACAAAAAAGTGTAAATGAAAATGATTTCTTGAACTGGTTTGAACTTGATTTAGATGGCCAACTATTGATGCCCAAAGAGGCTGGAACATTTGAGATGTTAAGAGGATTTCAATATTATGCTCACTTTCCCGGTGCGACACAGAATATTTTGGGACCTTACGAACGATATTGTGGCTACATTTATGCACTAGCGTTGTGCAGAGATCCAATGAATCGCGCCGTGCCCAACGGTGGAATTAATTTTTCTTGTATAAAAAATCAAATTTTTAAAATATCCGCAAAAGGAAAAAATGCGGATGAAATAAATTTAAAATTGTATGCACTCAGTTCAAATTTTCTTTATATAGAAAATGGCATTGCTAAAATGACATTTCCTTACAAGAATAATTTACCACCTCGTTTTATATAATTACGGCGTTACCATCTTTAAAAAGACAATTCACGATGGTTAAATAAAATATTTTCATATTAATGCTTGACGAAGGTGACAAAGGAAATGCTAATGTATTCGAGTTTATATTTACATAGCTCGTGGAAGATACTTTGATGTTTCCGCCATCTGTCCATGGTTCAAAGCGCATAATGTATGGATCAGATAAATTTGTCGTATCGGAATAAGAAGTTGTGGGAATTCCGATGCGCACCAAATCTGTTTTGAAGTTTGAATACTGTCCTGAATTAAAACTTAAAATTGAATTAACGCTCGTGTCTAGAAAAATATTGTTATAGCTGAGATCAAAATTTTGCCCTCCTTGATTGAAAAATTCAGACCATAGTATATATCCTACCGGAGCTGCACTGTACGTAAATTCGACATACGCAGATTGAGGTCTCGGTGGTTTATACTCATAGTCTCCACTTATCACGACCAACGGTTGTTCTGAAAATGAATATCCGTAGAATGTGCCGTGGTTGTTATAATCGTGAATATATGATTGAAATTCTTGAAAAAATAATGGATTTTGAAATTCATTTCTGTTTGTTTTTCCAAGTGTATCAATTCTGGCCTGTTTGATTGGGGTGTAGTACTCCGGGTTAAACAAATCTCCTTGCTCGTATTTGAAATTCCAAAATATTGCTCTAAATGAATACAGGCTATTCAAATAATATCTGTATGATCTGTCCAGTGATGTTGGCAGTGATTCTCTTTCGGTTACTATTTTTTCAATTGGATAAGTTTGAGGAATCGACATAATAGATAGACGTTCAGTGTTTGTCAGTACAATTTCTTCTGTGATGAACAAAAAATCTGTTATATCCTCCGGGTTGGGACCAAATTGAGTAGTATCCGAAATTATACTTTGAAATGGTAAAAATTTAATAACAACCGTTATTTCTGTATTGAGTGCACACAAGGGCAAGGGAGTTTTAAATGATGTCGTGTCAACATTATTAACTGTGTAATGACTGTTAAAGAAAAATGGTATGGGAAAAAATAATACTTGATTTGTATCATACGGAGTCAAAATTTTTTGTTGATTGTATTCTTTTCCTAAATTAAACATAAGATTAAGTGTATTGGTTCTAGTTTGATTTTTAGAATGCATAGACTCGTACATTGACATCCAATCTCCTTCCAGTGATTGTATTATTTCGCCACCTATTATGAGGTCCACACGTTCGATCATGGAAACGCCAAGATTATATAAACAAGAAACGGGTTCGATGGACGTTGGGAACTTGAATTTAAGCATCAGAGCCGTGAGAAGATCACCCATTTCTTTTGGTTTGAATACGTGGCGTATCTCTTGACCCAAAAACTTAGTTTGAATGGGTTTATAGTATCTGTAGTATGGTGTCGTTTGGGTAAATGATTTATGATTGTATGTCGTGGAAGACGTTTCCTTAGAATATAGGAATGTGTCCTGCTGTCCAACCGCGCTGATGCCAGTCAATGCACCGATGCCTGTTTTTCCATGGAATCCAATTGGAGGTTCGACCATATCCCCTCTCTTAAAACATTGCTATATTTTAAAATATGTCGTATATCGGCATTGGTGTCGATAATCCAAACCATAATCTTGAAGTATCAGGTCAAGTACGCATAGAAGCTGTTGAAGGTGGCAAGAGGAGTCAAAGAGTTCCTTTTGAAATTTTAAGCGATTACATAGGAAAGAGAACACTCACCGATTCAAGGCAGCTTAGGCTTAGGGTCACGCCGTCGGAAACGACCACCTCAACCGCCCACATTGACATGGGAATAGACAATCAATACGGTAATGTGTTTTTTATAAGTCAGCCCGTATTTGATTCAACTGTTTCTGGTGATAGAATTTTTTCGATAGATAATAATTTATTATTAGAAACACCAAACTCAAATGTATTTTTTAAAAGCGCAACATGTAACGATTTTACTATTAGTGATGCATTGCGAGGCGAAGACATGCGAATATCTTTTATTGATGATGTTGTAAATAGAGATGTAGGTTCCAATCTTGTATCAATAAATGGAATTATGTCTAATCCATCAATAGATAATGATAATATCGTATTAGAATTATTTAATGAAAAAAATGCTTCAAGTAGTTTTAATGTTTCACATAAAATTGACAATGATATAATAAGCAATTTTTATATTAATTATACTTCCAACGTGATTTATTTAGGTGATAAAATAATAATAGATAGTGCTGGTGATGTTACGGCAAGTGGATATAATTCTTTCACCGGTGCCCATAAAGGAATACACGACGATATTATAGAATCGGGTAAGATAGTGTCAGTTGACTCTAGTAAAAAATTACAAGAGTTAAGTATAAATCAAGCAACACCTCATATAAAACCTTCAGATGTACCAATGGATCCATGTGTTTTTGGTGTATCGTCTGGTAACAATTATTACAATGCCATCGGTGATGGTTCGATATGGGTATCTGATATAAATGGGACGTTCACGGCAGGTGACTATATAACATCTTCAAATCTATCTGGATATGGACAAAAACAAAATGATAAATGTATGAAAAATTATACGGTTGGTAAAATATTACAAAATTGTGATTTTGAAAATGGTGATATACGTTATTTATCTATAACAACAGATAATATACTTGCAACGATAACTAAAGAACAATACAATGAGAATTCATATAGAGCACAAATTGTCGCATGTACGTATCATTGTGGATAATAAAAATATTACTAAAAATTAAGAATGTCGGGATTCATAGACGGACAAGTATTAATAAGTAATTTGGAACAAGGTTCGACATCACAAGGCGTTCCATTTGAAATTTATAGTGATTATACTGGAAAGGGTTCAATAACAAATTCAAGACAAATGAGATTATCAGTCAGTCCATCAGAAACATTGTCTTCCAAATCCTACGTTGATATGGGAATTGACAATCAGCATGGGAATGTTTTTTTTATAACAAATCCGGTTTTTCATCCTTCCACTACAGGAGATAGAGTTTTTACAATAGACGAAAATAGAAATATAAAAACATTACATACAATTTCAATAGAAAATGAGTTTAATATAAATAATGGATATATAAATGATTTGGTAGTTAAGAACCATTTTCCGGTAGTACCCAAATCCGAATTTGTTAGAAATGGAAATGTATTGAAATATGAAACATCTTCCGGTGTCAACACAATATCAATGGCGAATGTAGTGACTGGTAGAAATCATGCCATGGCTGTAGATTATGATGGAAAATTTTATGTAACGGGTTCTAATCAATTTGGTCAGCTTGGAATAGACAACGATAATACAGATTTAAATACATTTACAAACATACCGGAATTTGATAATCCTCAACTATATGCTTGTGTCGGTTACTCTTCTTTTGTATATAAAAGTAATGTTTTATATGCTTGCGGCTACAATAATTATACACAGCTTGGTTTGGGCGTGGCTGCCGGGACAGCCACTTATACAACTTTTCAATCGATTACTGACACGATAAGTGGTAATGTTGCTGCATTATATTCAAGTTCTGTTGACACCCAAACTTCACATATTCTTGGAACTGATGGTAATATATATCGAGCGGGTAGATTGCCCGGCGGGTTGCCGTTATGGAATTTTACTAAATATGTAGAAACGGATAACGTTTCTGATATGGCTTTAGGTAGCTTGCATCAATTAATTCTAAAAAATGATGGAACTGTTTATGGAATGGGATGGTCAAGTAGTTATCAACTTGGATACAAAACACCACTTGTTGAAGACCAACCATTTCAACAACTTGGATACTATACCCCTATAAGTATAGATGTTCAGTTGCCATTATCTGTGACCGAAATCGGGGGTGGAAAGTATCATGCAATGGCTAAAACATCCGATAATTACGTTTGGATTACTGGGTCTAATCAATATGGTCAACTTGGATTAGGAGATACAAATAATAGAAATACATTTACAAAACTTGTAGATTTCCCGAATGTTACACATTTTGCTTGTGTTGGCGATAGTTCTTATATAGTTAGTGATGGTAATTTATATGCTTGCGGTCAAAATTCTGACGGACAACTTGGTATAGGAACAGTTAATTTATCAGTGACGACTTTTCAATCGGTGAGTGGTACAATTGCAAACAGTGTTACTGGTCTATTTTCTAGTCCTGCAGCAGAAAGACATGCATCTATAATTACAACAGGTGGAAAAGTTTATGCTGCTGGTTATGGTGATTACGTCGGTCTTACTAATAGCACTAGTTTTACAACATTTACAGAAGTGCCATCTGCAGTTGGACTTAATGTCACGGCTTTATCTTCGGGCTATGGACATACTTTAATTTTAACAAATAACAATGAAGTATATGGTTGCGGTTGGTCCAGTTCTGGTGAATTAGGATTTCTGGAAACTACAATAAGTGCTTATACACAACTCAGTTATTCAGGGTCTGCTATATCAAACGCAATTCAGGTATCAGCAAATCATGCTAACTCGCATATATTATTAAATACTGGGGAAGATATAACTTCTGGAACATCGGTTTCCGGTGACTCTCCGGTAAGTAGTGTTTTTTTTATATCAAGTGCTTTGTTCACTGGTATAGATGAAATAGCAACCTCTCCTCGCTTCACTTTGGCAAGGAAAGGCACCGACCTTTATTTTGGTGGGGTTTCGGACAGTGGCGCGAGTGGTGTTCCATTGTGGAAGTCGTCTTATTATAGGTCATTTTCTTTAATAACAACACCTAATGTAACAAATATTACAGATATAGCTGTAACTTATTATGCCTCTTATGCGTTAAAAAGTGATGGTTCAATAATAAGAACGGGAAGAAATAACGATGGAGAACTCGGAATAAATAACAATTTTACACAATTTTCATGGGAAAATGTTACATATAACATTACGCCAATACAAAATGCAATAAAAATATCTGCGGGAGCTGGTTCTAGTTCAATAGTTCTTGATAATGGGGATTTAGTATCGTCGGGCTCCAACAATTCGGGTTCATTGGGTTATGGTTCTAATGATTATGTAGAAGGTTTCACAACAATAACACAAAATGTAGAAGATGTCTACACTGGGCAAAACTTTCAATACATAAAAAAGACAACTGACACCGTATTTTATGTGACCGGCAATAATGCGTACGGGCAACTTGGCGGAGGCTCAAGTTCAACCGTATTCAGAACAACTTCCATTTCCGCAACAGATGTAAAATATTTATCTACGTTCGCTTACGGCGTTTTTATGTTAAAAAATAATAGCTTATTATTCGGAACAGGATTAAATTCCAGTGGAGAATTATCTCTAGGATCTTATCGAAATACAAATGGCTTTAAAGTTTTTTTTGGAGAATATGCTTATCCAACAACTAATTTCAATGTAAATGGACTATTGTTTCCAGTCATTGATTTTAATGGAACAACATCAAATTTAAAATTAAAATATAAAGAAAATGCTTTACATACATCTATAAATCAAGGATATAACGTAATTTTTGACAGTTTAGGTGGATACATAACTGCTAATGTATTTACACCGTTCACTGGAGCACATAGATGTACGATGGATACGGATTTTGAAGATGGCTTGATTGTATCAAATAAATCATACACGATTAGAAAAAGATTAACAGATGTACATCTTTCAAATGTGTCAATGGATCCATGTGTTATTGGTGTTTTATCTGGAAATGATAAATGCAATGCTTTAGGTGAAGGAGGAATATGGGTAACCGATATAAATGGATCATTTAGTGCAGGAGATTATATAACAACCTCACCCTTGCCAGGATATGGTCAGAAACAAAATGATGATAAAATGAAAAATTATACAGTTGGAAAAATATTACAAAATTGTAATTTTGAAGACGATGTGATACGTTATCTATCCGTAACAAATAATGATGAACTTGTAATTATACCAAAAGAACAATATGATGAAAAATCATATAGAGCACAATTTGTTGGTTGTACGTATCATTGTGGTTAATATTATATTTATTATTGTTAAATGACTTATGTAGGTATAGGTTTAAACCATCCATTGGAAGTAGAAGGGCAAATTTTCATAAGTAATACGGAAACAACAAACGTCCCATTCGAAATATACAGCAATTATTCAGACAAAAAATCACTTATAGACTCCAGACAATTGAGGCTACGCGTGAATCCAAGTGAAATACCTGGTTCTACTTCTCATATTGATATGGGTATTGATAATACAACGGGTAATTATTTTTATATATCTCAACCGGTATACGATTCAACTATATCTGGAAATAAAGACATCTTTAAAATAGATAATCAAGGTTCAGTTTCAATTAATGTCAAAAACTACAATGCTGACGACATTTACGGTAATTTAATTTCATCTTCTAATATGATTATAGATGAAACTGATATAGTTACAAGTAATTTAACTATAAGTACAGGTGTATCTTTTGATTTTAATTATTCAAATGTTGTAACTTCAACGCCATTATCAATTGAAAAAGTTTACACACAACTCTATAATCTGGATGGGACCAACATGGTGTCTTCTGCAATGGTAATAACAACAGAGGGTAGTGTATATAGCTGTGGGTATAATCCAGATGGACAACTTGCTACCGGAAATAAATTAACAACTAAATTTTTTACTAAAGCTGTAGGTGATGGTACCTCTGGTGTTGTGAAATTAGCAAGAAACGAATCTCGAACAATTGCTTTAAAAAATAATGGAAAAGTGTATTCTTCTGGACGAGCGGGGCTTGGTTTATCATCAAGTGTCGTTTTTAAAGAAATAACTTCAATAAACAATGTAGTAGATATTGCCATTACTAATTATGCTGCTTTTTTTCTAAAATCAGATGGAAGTGCATATGCTATTGGTTCGAATATAAATGGAGCTATGGGAATAGGTAATCAGTCTTATGCCAGTACACCTACACTTTTAATAAATGGAGCTAGCGACGTTTCAGCTATTGCTGCATCTCCAAGATCTACAGCAATACTTAAAAATAATGCTGTATACACAAGTGGATACAATGACAATGGTTCACTTGGGATTTCGAGTGTTCCTGTAGGAACTTCTATAACTACTCATCAATTAACAGATGGTGAAGGAACATCTGGAGTTGATCAAGTTGAATTTAACAGCACCAGTTTTACTGGTGTCGCACTGCATATAAGAAAAGGTGGTGCTATTTATTCAACCGGAGATAACTATTGGGGACAACTTGGAATAGGAACTTCGGGATCGGGTTCATTTAGAACAACTTTTACAGCTGCTATCGAAGAAGGAGCAAGTAACGTTACTGAATTACTTTTGAATGGTCGAATAATAAAAACTGATAATAAAATATACTATTCTGGTAGTCAAGCGTACAATACAAATAAATTCACGCAATTAGATTTTGACGGTCCTGTTTCAGATTGGAGTAATTATAGTATAAGTATTTTTAGGACAGAAACATTAGTATCAGAATCCAATATATTCGTAAGGTACATAAGTCCTTTTTATGGAACACCTTTAAGCGCAACTACATTTTCTGAAGTACCAGGAAGTGTACCTTCTGAAATTACTATTGCAGAAATAAACAACACAAATCACGGAAACCCCGTAATTAAATTCAATTCTACAAGATATCAAGATGATTATGGAGCCTATTTCGGTTTGCATGAAACGGCACCAAGTAATCTAATGAGAATGGGTGTCATAAGTACAACTCCAACAAATTATGTTACTGTAAATGAAGATGGCACCATGTCCGCTTCTAGTTTTCTATCATTTAAAGGAATGCATGGTGCTATTTCAAGTAACGTAATTGAAAAAGATTTAATTGTGTCTGTTGATCCAACTTCATCGCCAATAATAAATTCCGTAAATGATATATTAACAAATGTAAAATTATCCGACATTGAAAATGATCCAAATGTCTTTGGTGTTTCGAATGGTGACGGACACTATAATGCAGTTGGTAACGGTACAGTATGGGTTACAAATGAAAATGGAACATTTACATCGGGAGACTATATTACTTCATCAACCCTATCTGGTTATGGAGTTAAACAACTGGATGACACGCAAATGAACTACACGGTAGCAAAAATTTTACAAAATTGTGATTTCACGAACGCTAAACGATTTATTGTAAAGATGAACAATAAAACTTTGACAACCACGACAAAAAACAATTTTTTTAACCCTAAAAATGTTTATCACGCGGAAGTGGTCGCGTGTACATATCACTGTGGATAAAATATAATTAGTTATTAGAATAATGGAAACTCCATTCAAAGCTGTGTTTACAAAAAAATGTAACTTTCTTACTCAGAGCTTTGACACGGAACCGATAAATATTAATTATGGGTCAAGTGGAAAGTTCATGGTACCAAGACATGGTGATTTTATCACGAAAATGTATCTTTTGATTGACTACACAAGTACTCAAAGCACCAGGTTGAATCAGGCACATGCCATGATTGATTACGCGTCATTGAGTATCGGCGGAACTACGATTCAACAAGAGTCGGGTGAAACCTTAAATCTACGCTTAAATGTAGAAAATACAGAAAAAGAATCATTTTCAATCGTTCAGCTTTATAGAATGCTGGGAGGAGGACCCGGATTTCCTTTTACAGACACGGATCAATTTCCACGAACCTATCGCCTTCAGGTGCCTCTTAAGTTCTGGTTCCACGGAAAGACAAATTTGGCCATTCCATTATGCGCTTTAAGACTGCACGAAGTTGAAGTTGCCGTGGGAATAAGAGACGCGCAGCGATGGGGCGGTGTCGACAATGGAAATAATAATGTAAATGTTAGTCTGCGAATAGAATATGGTTATGCACCAAAAGAAATTGTTGATTCGCTAATTAAAACTCCATTAGTTTACCCCGTTGAACAATTTCAATCTTCAGAAAAAGAGTATACGGGCGATTCAGTTTTTGTACTAAAACCTTATATAAATAATCCCGTGAAAGCTCTCTTTTTCACTTTTAAAAATACTTCGACTGAAACAACAGCGCCATTTGATTATTCACGTGAACTACAAACATATGAAGAAACTACTCTTGATTACAATGATTTTTTAAATTCACTAGAAATAAAACTAGACGACAATTTAATATTACAAAAAGAAGTAGGAACATTTCAATTTCTAAGAGGGTTTCAATATTATTCTCATTTTCCCGGTTCTAACCAAAATATTCTATTTGGACAAGATGCATATCGTGGTTACATATATGCACTCGCGCTTTGCAAAGATCCCATGAACATTTCTAAACCAAATGGATCTATAAATTTTTCAAATGTGATAAACCCATATTTCAGATTTGATACCAAAGGAAAAAATGAAGACGCGATAAAACTTAAAATATTCCCCCTTTCTATAAATTTGCTTTATATAGAAAATGGTGTTTCAAAATTGGTATTTGATAATACTGGAATAGAATATCCAAGATATCGCTAATTTATATATCCCGTGCCATTTTTTACACTTAAATTAACTACAGACAAATAATAAAAAGTAAGTATCATTTTTGTACCAGGTAAAACAGGAAATGCTTCAATTGCGGTATTAATGTTTACCGAAGACGACGAATCAATATTAAATGATCCGGAGGGACTGAAACGTACATCCCACGGAAATTCATTGTCAGTTGAGCTATACGTTGTCGTAGGCAACCCAATGTAAACGCTATTTGTTTTAAGTGTACTGTAGACACCCGTGTCCAATGAAGTAAGATCCAGACTTGTGTCGAGAAATAAATTGTTGTAACTGTAAGTGTAACTGGATGAAGAAGTTCCGAGAATTTCGGAAAAATTTCTGAATCCGACGGGCGCCGCCGAGTAAAACATATCAATGTAAGCACTCTGTGGCCTTGGTGTTACATATTCATAATCTCCATATACAACCTTCAAAGGATTTTCAGAAAAACTATATGAATAAAACACGCCATTATTGTAAAAATCGTGGATATAAGACTGAAATTCTTTAAAAAATAATGGATTTTCAAATTCACTTCTATCCGATTTGCTCAATAAATTTATTCTAGCTTTTGTAATGGGACTGTAAAAATCAGGATTGTAAGGCAGACCTTGTTCTAATTTGAAAGTCCAAAATATTGCTCTAGATGTGTAATAACTATTAAAATAATAGCGATATGCCACCTCTAGCGCCTTGGGTTCTAATTCTACGCTTTCATCACTTACCTTTTCAATTGGAAAATTCACATTTTTATATAAAAAGGAATATCGTTCTTGTTCCGATAATTTTACTTCTTCGGTCACAAACGTAAAATTTGAAAGATCCGCACCAGATGAAAACCCAGATGTGTCTCGAACAATGTCCTCTAAATTTAAAAATTTAATCACTATCATAATTTTAGAATTATACAGCGCACATAGAGGAAGTGGAGGCCGAAATGAGGTTGTATCAACGTTCGAATCATTATAATGATTGTTGAAGAAAAATGGTATTGGATAGTACAAATCTTTTGGATAAGATGTTACTATACCTTTTTGATCATAAGTTGTGCCAAAGTTGTGCATTATTCCAAGAATGTTTTCCCTATCTTGATTTGAAGAATGCATTGTTTCATAAATAGACATCCAATCTCCTTTCAGTGTTTGAATCTTTTCTTCATTGATAAATAAATCGATTCGTTCTATCATAGAGAGACCTAAATTTTGAACGCAAGGTGATGGCACGGACGTAGTTGGGAATGTGAATTTCAGCATAAAACCGGTCATGAGATCTCCCATCTCTTTTGGATTGAATACGTGACGTATTTCTTGTCCCAAAAAACTAGTAGAAACGGGTGTATAAAATCTGTAGTAAGGTGTTGTGTTGGTGTATTCGTTAAAATTATTTATCATTGTGGGGACGTCGTTGTATAACATTTCTTCACTGGTACCAATGGCGCTGATACCAGTTAGGGCACCAATCCCCGTGTCTCCACGGAATTCAACTGGAGGCTTCTGCATGTTCCTCTCTTAAAGAAAAGGGACATTTTAAAAAATAATAATGAGTCGCGAGGAACAGATCATTGATGCGGCCGTGAACGCCATTCAGCCTGTTCTGGAGACTGCCGTGGTTGTGGCCGCGGAATACTGCAAGGCCACTGGAAGGAACATCGTGACGGCACTGGACATGGAGTATGGAATGAAGTGGAGCGCCATGAAGACAGCTGGGAGGGTCTACGGATCCATCCTGCCAGAAGGAAGTGACGACGACTCGGACAGCGACGAGGAAGATATGATCGTACAAGAGTGCGACATGGGGTTCGACGACGAGTTCCGCGAGTACGACGGCGACGACGAACGCTATCTGGAGGTAAACCAGGCGGTCCGTGACTGGGCTGACTGGGAACCCGAGACCGAACTTGAGATGATGATAAAGAACGCCGTAAATTCTAGACGCTAATGATAGTTATGTCACTTCCAAATACAAATGGTCTGGTCGGGTGGTACAAGGGAGAGGCGTGGAATGGAACGAGCTGGCCGGACCTGTCTGGAAATGGTAATCACTGTACTGACATTCGCGGTACTATAAACAAAGCTGGCAACTACATCTACGGAGGTGTTAATGATGGGATAAGATTTCCAATTGGTATACTTCCATCAACCTACACGCTATTTCACGTGGCCCGATATAATGGGTCTACGAAGGGTAGGATATTTGATGGAACCGCTGGAAATTGGCTTTCTGGTTTTCATGGTTCAAAGGCGGGTGTGGCGTATCATGGATATTGGCTTACAGCAACGACTACAAACTTTCCAGTTGATCGGATTCTGTTTTCAACAGATCAAAGAGACCTTTATCGAGGAAATGGGATCGACTTGAAAATAAGTTCTGGAACATCTCAGTCACAAAGAATTGGTATAAATTATGGTTCACGGTATGGAGCCGAACCATCCGACTGGGCTGTCTGGGAGGTCATCGTCTACGACCGCGAGTTGTCACTGGATGAAATAGAAACAGTTGAAGGATATTTATTTAAAACATATTATACCTACACAAACCCAGTTGTACCAAGAGGTGTAAATTACTTCAATCCCAGAGACATTGTTTTTTATAAAAAACAAGGAAAATATGCTTTTATAAATCAAATGACCGCAAATACCACCAACATATTAGGTTTGGGCGAGGTCGTGGCGAGCGCGAGTTCGGAACATTCTCCTGGCCGATCCCCATGGACAGCTTTCAATGGAACGTTTGGGGGAGATGAGGGATGGCATTCTTTAAATAGTACATATAACACAGATGGATCTTATCCAGGAAGCAATAACATATCAGGTTACAAAGGCGAATGGCTTAAAATTAAATTTGACATACCATTATTTCTGAATTATTCGGTTATGTACGCCAGAACTGGGTATAATCATAGACTTCCTAAAATAGGTTATTTACTGGCTTCAAATGACAATACAAATTGGTCTGTGATACAATATGTAAACAGGTCAGACCAAGTAAGTTCATTTGTACTTTTGGATAAGTATGTTCAAAGACCATTCCAATATTATGCTATAGTAGTTTCAAGTATTTTTCCAGATTCCAACTTACCATCAACAAATATTTCAGAGTGGTACATGGATGTCAAGATACCCAAGTTTCAGGTTATTAATCCTTATTCATTATTCAGCACGAGTAATTGGTATAATTTATTTAACAGAAGGTTAGATTATGGTACATTCCCGGTAACGCAAATTGACAATGACCCCGTGGAACTACAATTACAAAATACTACAAATAGTAATTCCAATAGTTTATGGTACGATAGAAAAATCCAAAATTATTCATCATTTACAGTATATTTTGAATACAAGTTTACAAACACAAACGATGGTGCCGACGGGACAAGCTTTAAAGTGGGTTCGCGGAGTGAATACATGGGAGGGGAAAACAATGTAACAGATGCTTTCAATTTTAATTTACAAATATACACAGGCGGTGGTAGGTCTAGAACTGTTTATATATGGGACAATAATGGTGTTAATTTATTGAACGGAACTTCGACCACTCTAGTAAATGATTGGTTTCCATTTGCGATAACGTACACAAGAGGTGCACAAGGAACCTGGAAAGTTTATAATAATGGAACTTTAATTTTAAATTATGATGATAACGATAACGAAACATGGATAAATAATTCGGGTTCATATTTTGGCTTTGGTTCGAGAACAGGTGGTGCTAATATGAATTCGTGGATCAGAAATTTTTATTTAAATATATTAGTTTAATATGAATCACTGTACCACCACGGATACTATTAGTCCAGGGATGATCGTATCTTTGAATGGCGATTGGGAAACTCCAGAAGTCAACCTAGGTGCGGATAACATCTACGGGGTTTCGGTGGGAGAACAAAATGATATTGATGTGAATGTTAATACTGGTTATGAAGGTTCAGTTTTGGTCTCAAATATAAATGGGGCGATAACTTCGGGTGACTTTATAGGATTATCATCAACGCCAGGTGTGGGTGCACTGTACGACAATCAAAGTTTATTATTTGGAACAGCAATGGAAGAGTGTATTTTTGATGAACAAGGAAGAGGCACAGTCGCGTTTAAACGAAGTCAATAAATAGTAGTGCGTCTGGTAGAACCCATGGAAGGATATGACTACGACCCAGACGAGTATGCCACATTTTCCAGTGAGACCGAGTCCGATACCGAAAAATCGTTGGTCCCACTGGAACATGAAGAAAGTGTTCAGATTTTGAAACCCCAGGTTGAGTACTCGGAGCTTGATGATGTTTTCAGTGAAGAGTTGGACGACCTGGATCTCCGTGATTTCTTCATTGAAAAAAAGCAATCTAATAATAGAGTATGTCAAGTTACGACATCGTTATCGGCAGTTCCACCAGAAAAGACAGAGCCACAACCGATGCTAACAACTTCACCAGTTATCTCAGTACACCCCTTTACGGAATTGAGTCCGTGAACTTTGTATCGGCGTCCATCCCATATCTGAACAGTGCCTCGCAGGTCAATGGCAACGTTCATGCCTATTACGTGGTACTGGAAGTGCCCAACTATGGTATTTTAACCGATCGCATTTACACCGTGGACAATCCACCAGAGTCTGGAGAAACCAACCTGAACTTTGCCTACACTGGGACACTTGCGGTTCCATCGCTGGCCGGAGCGAGTCCCACGAACTACGTGATGAGTTCTATCAATGATAGATTTGGCGTAAAAAAGACGATACCTGTCATGGAAGCCATCAAAGTGTCCATCTATTATTACGACACGGTCACAAGTTCTTTCAAGTTGTATCCTTTCACGAACACCGGTTCCGCCACCGAAGAGTTTGTTTTGAAATTATCCGTCCAGGCTACCAAAGACAAGCGATTTGCCACCAAGCAACAGGACGAAGAAGACAAACGTCTGGAGCCCAATATTGCTCCACCGACGAAACCTGGTTCTGAAAATACGTTTGCGCGCAAGTTAATTAACTACTATAAATCTAGCACCAGAAATAGGAACAATCCGGAAGTTTCCGAGGAACCCGTCGGCGCCCTCCTGCCTAAGCGAGAGTTCATGGGAGTCCCAAGCAAGTACATGCATATATTCATCCCGATGGCCGTCGTTCTTTTGGTACTCGCAATTCTCTTGGCTAAGTAGTAAATGGCTAGAGCTTCGTATGTGTCGACGGGACTTCCTGATTTCAACTACGAGTATCACACTATCACATTCGATACGCTGGATCAAACGAGTTCCAATAACTTTACTGTGTACTTCAATACACCTTTGAAGCAGGTGGTTCAAGCACGCTTGTTGGGTCTCCATGTTCACACCATCGGCACGGTGGAACACCTCTATGTGCGTATTCGAGAATTTGAATCCAATTTCAATGACAGACTCACAAAGAATCCGCCGAATGTCCCTGCGGCGGCACCGGTTCAATCGATTGCCCGCGGTGCCTTCGCATCCATCATATCGGATAACGACAAAGATAAAGGTGCCAACCAACTCATTACATTCAAAGACAATTACGATCAAACTACTCAATTTATTCATCCCATAGAAAACTTGGACCGTCTGACCGTGAAATTGTTTGATCAAAACGGTGCCCTCATCCCAGATCCAAGCGGTGGCATCGAGATTAATCACTTCGTCCTTAGGATAATATGCCGTTCACCCAATCTTCCAGGGAGGCAGACGCTCCCGTGGGTTCAGGGCAAGGTCGGGTTTTAGATGTCATCTTCGGCGACCTCGGCTATCGTCCACTCCTGCTTGGGTTGCTCCTTGATCAACTTTTCCAGGCGCATCTTGGTGGCCTTGACCGTTCGCTTCAGGTGATCGGCAAGTTCTTCCATCTTCTTGTCCTTGTTCTTCAGTAGCCACTCCTCGTCTTCGTTAGACCAGCGACCCGTCTTCAGGGTCGAGTGTTCCTTGGCGATCCCGAGAGCCATCTTCTTCACCTTGGTGAGGTGGTTCTCGAGTTCTTCAATTTCCTTGACCAGATCGTCTATCGTGGGCTTCGGTGGAGGAAGCAGTTCCTGGTGTCCATGTTCCCGGTGCCAGAGGACCTTGTCCCACAGTGCCTTCATGACCGGCATGTACTTGTCCCACCACTCGCGATCCCTTTTGATTTCCACGCAGACAAACTCGGCAGGCTTGGGGTAGGTGATTTCGGCAGGTCGATACTGCACAAAGTCACATACTTCCAAGTCTAGGCACTCCATGAGTACCTGCACCTGTGCAAGATACCATACCGGTGGTGTTCCGTCACCTATGGGACGAGACTTGGGACACTTGATCTCCAAGAGTCTGCCGGAGTGGGTGATTCCGTCGGGCGAGCCACCAATCCAGTCGAGGGTATGGTGCTGTTCCAGGCCAATCTCGAAGACCTTTTCATTGTGACGTTCCTCGTAAATGATCCTGGCTTCGTCTTCATATTTTTGTCCATGCTTGGTCGCCCAGTCGTTGAATGGTTCGCTGACGCCACACTTTTTCAGGATCAACTTTTCTGGAGTTTCATAGGGATTGACGCCTATGGCAGTTCCTGCATCTGACGCGGTGAGCATCGTGCCCCTCATCTTGAACCACGCATCGGAACGTTGTTCGGGATAAGTCTTGTTGAAAAACTTTGCTGCTTGAGGATGCATCATACTAATGTGTTTGGGTCCCTAGTGTTTAAGTAGAGGACTTGGTGGGTTTCTTGGACTTGCGAGACTTCTTCGTTTCCTGAATAACTTTTTCAACTTCCTCAACGGCGGCGGCGGCCACTTCGAACACCTCGGGGACAGGCTCTGACTCCTCTGACTCCTCTGACTCCTCCTTGATCACCACGGGCTCGGGGACCGGCTCGGGGACCGGCTCGGGCTCGGACTTGACCACCACGGGCTCGGGGACCTTGGCGGAAAGAATGAGACGAAGTCCCTCGACATCCACTACCTTGTCAAAGTGCTTGGCGAACTCCCTGAAAACGCCATTCCCGCGTTTCTCCACGACCACGACATCCGGACCGAATGACTTCACGTCGGCGATGGACTTCACGGGAAACCCAGTAGGGACATCCACGGACACCTTTCCGGACTTCCGACCCCATGCGCGAACCTCGTGACCGGTGCACATCTCATTGACTGTCTTAGTGATAGGATTGATAAGGGCGACCTTCATTATTACTTTCTGTGGACATTTTTAATCATGGCATTGGGTCGCTTGGAAGGGACGAGTCTCTTCTCGAGTTTTTCTTCGAGACGCTTGAGTGTGAAGTAGGCACCCGCCTGTTCTGCCTCCTTCTTGGTGGAACCCTTGCCTGTCCCCCATTGATGTCCCTGGACGTATACACCAATCCTGAACTTGGTGGTGTCTACATGTTCAAGCTGGCGATACTCAGGAAGATCCCATTTCTGTGCCTGACAGACGCGCATGAGGATGTCCTTGTAGTTGTCGTCGACCATTAGGCGATCAAGGCGGATCAGATCTGGATTATCCAGGATACTTAGTACGAACTTTTTGGCTTCGATCATTCCCAGGTCTAGGTAGATTGCACCGATGAACGCCTCAAAGACGTCTTCAAGAATCTTGGGATTGTTGTTCCAACCATTCCTCATACCCTTTTCATCCATCTCGATCCAGTTGTGGAATCCCAGTTTGGCAGACACATCTGCCAGAGTCTTGCCACAGACGATTTTGGTTCTTGCACGAGTAAGAAAACCTTCCTGGAGATTCTCGTATCTATCGAACAAGTATTTGGTGACAATAAAGCCCAACACGGAGTCGCCCATAAATTCCAATGTTTCATAGGAACCCTCGACGCCATCGTGTTGAACAGAAGATTTGTGCTTGAAGGCCTTTCGGTACACATCGATGTTTTTGATGTTCGTACCTATGATGGCCTCAACCTCCTGAGCGGATATCATTTATAATCTATTGGTATTTTCTGTTTAAGCCTTGATGAAGTGCTTGGAGATGTGCTTCTGCAAGGTCATATACGAGAGGGTCTCTCCCTGAGGTGTCTGTAGGAGCTTCTTCATCGCATCATCCTGAATAATCTTTCGTCCATCCTCTGGGTGAGAAAGACCCTTGTCCTTGACGTACTGCTTAACAAAACGGGTCACGTCGGTGCGCGAAACCTCTGTGCCTTCGGCCATACCCATAAAGTCAGTCAGGTCCTTGGTGACCTTACAGGGCTTGTTGAACCCAGTGTTGGCGGCACGCTCCTTGGCCTTTGACCCATCGGGGTCATCCTGAACCTTGGCCATCTTGCGAACCAGCTTGGTAAGACTCTTGATCTCCTTGCGCATCTCAGTAAGCTCCTTCATCACATCCTCGGTAGACATTGTTTTTCGTACTTACCCTTGTTTTCATTTCTTTAATTTACTTCTCAAGCAGAGATCCGCCGATCCCACCAAGGATCTTATATGACATGGATTCGCGAACAAGTGCCTGATCACCACAGAACCCTCCGGGGGTCATGTCCTTGGTGTAGTAGGCTGCATTATTGCCTGGGCCTGGCACGCAGTCGAGAGTGTAAGGCAGCTTGGAAATGGAGTCTCCGCTGATCATGGGCGAAACATCTATCGACTCTGGGGACAACTTGTATCCACTCTTCTTCATGCCCATAAAGCACTTGACGTACATGAGTACCACGATTGTCAACACAAGCACGAGAGCAATTTGACTGCTGATCATAATTCCTTAATACAACTATCTATTTTTTTCTGCGTTAAAGACTTGGACATAAGTTTATAAACTAACATTAAGTATGAGTGAATTTGATATCGAACTCGACAATAATGATGAGTTGATGGTCGACCTGGATGCCGATGAGCAAAATCTTTTCAATGGTGTTGTCCTGGATGCCACCCGACGCAAGAAGTCCAACAATCCGAATATGAATGAAAGGCCTATGCAGGCTCCTGTCTCCTCGTTTATGGCTTTTGCCAATCACGGAAAGCAGACGCCTTCGGCGAGGCCACAACCTCCTGCGGAAGAGCCAGAGGATCACGGTGATGATTTTGGCGAATACGAGGGTGGTGATAATTACGACGAAGATTCGCCATCACCTGGGTACAAGTCGATCGACGACGAGAAGGCCGATCTTTTGAATAAGATCACTCGTCTGGAGAAGAAGGGTATCCGTTCTATTGAGCGACTGAACATGCACTCTTCCATCCACGACATCCGTGGCGAGGCAAAGAGAATGTCTTATTCCATCGATGTTGAACAGTCGGTCAAGATGCAGCGGCGGATGCTGATTGCCTGTGTGACGGGTATTGAGTTTCTGAACAAGCGCTACAACCCCCTGGACATCCATTTGGACGGGTGGTCCGAGTCGGTGATGGATGGCGTGGACGACTACGACGATGTCTTCGAAGAACTGTACGTGAAGTACCGGGGCAAGGCTAAGATGGCGCCTGAGTTGAAGCTGATGATGATGCTCGGAGGTTCAGCCACGATGTTCCATCTGACCCACTCAATGTTCAAGTCGGCTATGCCGCAGATGAACGATGTCATCAAGCAGAATCCCGATCTCATTAAGAGCATGATGTCTGCCGTGGCAAATACAGCCAGTAACGCAAATAATTCCAAATTGGATCCTCGTCCACATCCATCGATTGTCAGGCGAGAGGTTCAGGGACCAAATATGGATCTTTCATCGCTCATGTCAACGTTCATGAATCCTCAATCCACCACCATGCGTGACATTGAAGAAAATAGGAGTCCGGAGGGACCTCCAAGTGACGGGGTAATTGATGATGACATTTCCGACATTGTGAGTGTGAATGGTTCCGTGAAGGAAGTTGAGGTCTCGGCCCCCAAGAAGAAACGTGGCAAGAAGGGGAAGACTACGTTGGAATTGTAAATAATTTCCTATATGATATTAAATAATGGTAGGCTATTGTTCCATTGACGATGCCTACGGAGGACTTCCTCGAGAGACGGTAAAAAACCAGCCGCCTTTAGAGAAAGTTGTAGAAAGAAATCAAGAAGATGTCGTGGAATTTTACGAAATCGACGGTGTCATGGATTCGGAATTGGGTTACATAGTAGTACTATTTATGGCCGGTATCACGGCGTTGATGATCAAGGACATTGTTCGCGCTCTATCTTGAAAAACCTCTTTCCGGTGAGATACCCATGATAAAAGAGTTCCGTTTTCTTGTCATCGTCCATAGAAAAATTAAATGCCTCGCCTTCTTTCATCTTGATGTAGATCGTAGGCTTTTCATAGACCACTCTATTTCTCATAATTGAAGTGATAAAGTGTTGTATGAAATCGACAAACGACCCTATATGGGGTGGTTTTTCCGTCGAAGGTTCGGGATCCAATTCGACTGAAATAAGTTCATTCATATCTTTTCCTATGAAAGGTGTCAGTGGACACGTTTCAAATGCTGCCAGATCCACATAGCGATGCCCCTGGTACACCATGGACTCGAACAAGAAAGGAATACTGATGCTCATGCATACCGCGTGGGAAACTGACATATCAGGGTGTGTGTGATGTGAAAAATAGCAGCTCTTCTGCAAGGTGATGTTGTACGCCGAAACGTAAAAGTCCAGGCCAGACCATTCCTTGAGTTCCTTGAATGTGAAATCTTCCTTTCCGGATAACTCCATGCATATCTTCGCGAACACCTCTTTCCACCTGATTGCTGGCACCAAACCATAGTTATTCAAAAGAGACTTCAGGTTCAGTCTCATCAGTGAATTGACATCAGCAGCCTCGCGGATGATTCTAAAAAGTCTGATGATGTCCCACTTGGCAACCAGACATCCGAATGCCACGATGGATCCGGCTGATGATCCGGCAACGGCTTCGAGATCTTTGGTTTTGTCATAATTGGTGAGGGCATAAACTGTACCCAGGATGGCATAGAATCCCATGGCACCGGGACCCACGACGAGATACTTCATCCTTTTTAAAACTCGAGAGGACTTTGCGAGCGAATAACCGCGAATAATATCCAATAAAGAAACGCGTTTCTTACTATCAATTCTTGGGTCGTTGTCATCCCGCTCAGAAGAAAGTACATTGCGGATGCGAGATAGACCTCGCTTGGCCGAACCACGTACTTCATTACCCCACGAAGAATGATTATATACAGGATGCCGAACACAGAGGTCATTCCCAAACGATCCGTCAACCCACCCATGCCTGTTACGGCAGGTGATAGGAAGGCGAATAGAACTGTTGGAACAATGACCTTTGTACTTGTGACGTCTGGCAGTCGTACCATAACTATTGATTGCCAACATTTAAAACTAATAATAGTACTCATTTTTACAAAACTCGGAAAACGTGATCTCTTCGGGGATCATTTGATCATAACATTGTTGCCTGTAATTTTCCCAATTATTCCACAATTCATCACTGTAATAAGCAATCCAGTCTTCATACTCGTACTCATTTGGATCAAAGAATCCCTCATCCTCTTCAAGTTGTAGATCCTCAACTACCTGAGGCTCGGCAATGGGCGTATAATCAAGAAGATTAGAACTCACCATCTTTGGTTACTCTTCAGATTTCTTCTTTAACTTGAGTTGAAGGCTTGATGTCTCCTTGGGTTCCAACTTGTCTTCAATTTCCTTGATGATCTGATTAAGTCGCTCCTGACCACCCTCAATGTAATTCGGTAGTTCATCCATTAGGATTTTCTTAGTGATTGCGGGCTTCTTGATTGACGTCTTCTGGGTGACTTTGGTACCGCCACGCGTCTGGACGTCATCAATCTTCTGAGCCTTCATGTATCCACCGATAAAGGTCTTAAGACTTGACTCCCGATTCTTAAGCACCTTGATAGCCTTCTGTGCCTCCGTCAATTGTGTCTTGATGCCTTCAAGTTCGGCAATAGCCTCCTTGAACTGATCGCTAATCGGCATTCCCTCTGACATTTTGTTAACAAATGGCGTAATTTCTTTAATTCATAAACAGTCAGAGTTGTTTCCCTGAATGTTTCTAAAATGTATTAAACTAGATCAATCTACGCGGTTCCCTGGCCAATCTCGAAAGCGGGGCGCATCTGATCCGGCACGATCGTGGACGTGTTAAAGATGCTGACGGGATCGCGGGGGTTAGGGGGTTCCGAGCGGATCTGCTGGTTGGCGTTACGGAGAGCACCGCCGACGGTCTCGGGGTAACCGATGAGCGCGCGGGGGTTCAGGTAGTTCTGACCCTTGAGGATGTCATCGGGAGCGAACTCACCGAAGTCCTCCTGAGCCGCCACGTCGCGGGGGA